AATAATGACTACAATAACAGTATTTTTTATTGTTTGTTTTATAATACTTTTATATTTAATTTATAATAATTATAAATAATGTTACCTTACAATAATGAGGAGTGGAAATTTATATCCACTCCCTCAACTCTTCACCCAGCACAGTAGAAGCTATATTAATTTTATTACGTAAAGCTTTTACAATTTTTTCATCTACAGTTTTACGAGCAATTATATCTACATATGTTACAGATTTCTTTTGTCCTATTCTGTGTGCTCTGTCTTCTGATTGTAATCTTTTTTCTAAATCATAACCGTTAGAATAATATATAACTGTACTAGCTGCTGTTAAAGTAATTCCATAACCTCCTGTTTGTGGATTACCAACAAAAAATCTATAAGTAGATTTAGGATCTTGAAATTTATCTATATTAGATTGTCGTTGTTCAGATTTAATAGCCCCATAATATTGGACAACTGAATTATCTCCATATTTTTTTTTAATTTCAGCAACAATGTGTTCTATATCATAAATATAATTAGCCCAGATAATAGCTTTTCCTTCTACTTCATCTAATACATCCATCAATTCATTTAAACGATTTGATTTTAATTCTGTAATACTTCCCTCGTCCGTTTTTAAATGACCACAAGTGATTTGATGTAAACGCATCATTTGTGTAAGAACATGCGGAGCCGTAGCAAGTTTACCTTTTATTGTAGCGAGGGCCGCGGATTTCATAGTAGAATATGCTGCTTCTTGTTCCTCTGTTAGTTCAACTTCCCTTTTAATATAAATTTTTTCAGGTAAATCTAAACAATCTTCTTTTAATACTCTGTAAGAAAATTTATTTAATATATCAGATAGTTCTTCTAATCTTTGATAACTACCTACAATTTGTACTCTTCTTCCACCAAAATTTCTTTCAACCATATGTGCATATCTATTTCTAAATGCATAAAAAGAAGTGTGTCCTAATAAATCTTCATTTAAAAAAGAGCATTGTGTATATAAATCTAATGGGCTTTTAGTTACTGGAGATCCTGTAAGTATACGTCTATAATAAGAAAGTTTTCCTAGTTCTACGATAGATTTAGTTCTTTTTGCGGAAGGTGTTTTAATAGTTGTAGATTCATCTACAGCCATTATTGTTTTATGTGTTCTTAAAAATTTAGCAGCAAATTCCAAACCTTTTTTAGTACTAAACGCCTCAACATTCATTACAAGGATGTGAAGGTCATAGTCAGATTCGAACAATTGTTGATACTCTTTATCCTTTGTTTTAGATGTTGAAGCAGTCCAAAGTACCATTTTATGTTGTATGTGACTAGCTAAATGTGTAGGTATTTCTGAAGAATACCAGTTCCTATATACACCTTTTGGTGCTATAATTAGCGCCGCATTTATTTTACCATTATCATAAAGCATAGCAATATTATCTACTAATACTTTAGATTTACCGGTTCCCATTTCCATAAAATAACCATAAGATTTTTTATCCCATGATTTTTCTAATGCAGTTATTTGATGTGCATATGGTTTAGTCTTAAATTTATATTTCATATTTTTTTATTCTTTCTACTTGACAATATATATAGTTATGATTAAATAGATGTCAATAGAGAATAATAGAATGAAGAATAAAATTTTTGAGTTATATAAACCAAAGTCATTAGCGGACTTTTTAACTTTTTATAAAGAGAACCCTAAAGAAAATTTTGTTTATGTATTACAACAACCACCTGCAAATATAAATGTTTTAGGTGCGTCTGATTTTGGATATTTAGTTATTTGTTTAAATAACTATGGACCGGAATCTCAAATTATTTTTTCATCAAGTCCCTTTGTTTTTAGAATGCAAAAAAACTTAAGAGATTTTAGACCACAAGATTACTTATTGTTAACAGGAGATCCAGCAGTTATTGGTATTTCTTGTGCAATTGTGAGCGACCAAACAAATGGTCAATTTAACCTCTTGAAATGGGATCGACGAGAGGCTAAATACTATCCTATAAACTTCGATCTATATCAGAAAGGATAATACATGAGTAATGAAGTAAATAACATGATGCTACAAGATTCTAAAGATCTTTTAGACAATGTTGAAATAACTACAATCGCAGCCGAGTGTCAGAAATTAAAAGGCATTGAGGATGAGATTGACAGAACAGAAGAGTTATTAAGAAATTTAAAAACAATGGCTGATGATATTGGTTCTAGGGTAATTCCAGAACTATTAGCAGAGCAAGGTTTAAGTTCTATTAAACTTGCAGATGGATCTTCAGTATCTGTTAAAAGAGAATATAGGTGCACTCTTCCAAAAGAAGATGACAGAAGAGAGGCAGCCCATAAATGGCTTCGTGAGAACGGACTAGGAGATATTATTAAAAATAATGTTTCTGTTACGTTCGGTCGTGGCGAAGATGACAAGGCACAACAATTGTTGGACCTTGCGGCGTCTAATGGATTTCAACCACAACAGAAATCTGATGTGGCTTGGAATACATTGACAGCCCTATTTCAGGAGCGTGTCGAGTCCGGGCTCGACATGCCTTCTGATGTCTTTAGTACATGGATTAAAGACAGAACTAAAATAACCCGAAAATAATGGAGAATGATAATGGCTAATGAAGTAATGGCTAAAAAAGATACTGGATCACTTGCCTTGTTTGGCAATGATACAGCTAGAGGTTTTGAGAATATGACGCAAGAAGATCTTGCGCTTCCTTTTCTTAGAATCCTAGGACAACTATCGCCACAGGTAACTGATGGAGATGCAAAGTATGTAGATGGTGCTAAGCCTGGCATGATTTATAATACTGTTACCAGCGAATTATACGATGGTAAAAAAGGTATCAAGGTAATTCCTTGTTACTACAAAAAGGATTTCCCAGAGTGGTCTGATAGAGGAGATGGTCCTGGAGCACCAGTTGCCATACATCTACCAAACAGTCCGGTAATCCAATCAGGTAAGAGAGATGGTTCTAAAATTAGATTACCTAATGGTAACTACTTAGAAGAAACAGCTTCTTATTATGTAATGGCTGAAACAAAAACAGGTGGTTATACACCTGCGTTGATTACAATGAAATCAACACAACTTAACGTTAGTAAAAAATGGAATTCAATGATGAAGACCATACAAATACCTGACGGTAAGGGTGGTTTTGCAATACCACCAATGCATGGGGTAGTTTATAATTTATCATCGGTATTACAAAAGAACGATAAAGGTTCTTGGTATGGATGGGTTGTAAACATGGACAGAATAATGGGATCAACAGATAAATCTTTATACTTAATGTCTAAAGATTTTAATTCTAATGTTTCCAAAGGTAACGTGCAAACAAGAGCAGATGTAGAAGAAGTATCTAAAGACAGTACTCCGTTTTAAGTATTAGCTTTAGTAAGGGGCCCATTTTTGGGCCCCATTAACAGAAAGAAGGATCTATGAAAGATAAATTTAAAAAGATATTTGAAGGATTGACTATTGCTTATGGTCAATACCAAAAAGGAGACCGCGGAGAAAACGGCAAACAAGGTGGTAAAGCATTTATAGTAAGAGGAAATGTTACTGATGATCTTTGGGAAAAACATTTAAAAGGAGAAGGTCCAGCTCTTGGTATTATACCTATTACAGAAAACAATACTTGTCGTTGGGGATGTATAGATATTGATCAGTATAATTTTAATCATCTTGATTTAATTACTAATATAAGAAAATTAAAACTTCCTTTAATTGTATGTCGTTCTAAATCAGGTGGAGCACATGTATTTTTATTTACAAAAGAATTTATATCAGCATCTTTAATGCAAGGAACATTAAAGAAGATGTCAAAGATGTTGGGTTATGAAGGATGTGAAATCTTTCCTAAGCAAACAGAAATATTAGTGGAACGTGGGGACACTGGTAATTTCTTAAACTTACCCTACCACAATGAAATGAAGGGACTAAGATATGCTATCAATGATAGTGGTTCCGGTTGTACACTTGAGGAATTTTTTAAGCTCTATGATCTTTATGCTTGCAAGGAAGAAGATCTTAAAGAAATTAAAATTGAAGAAAAGAAAATAGAAGAAGCATTTAAAGATGGACCTCCCTGTCTAAACAAACTTGCTAAAGATGGTTTTGGTGAGGGGTCTAGAAACAATGGATTATTTAATATCGCAGTTTATTTTAAACAAGCTAATCCTGATTCATGGGAAGATCAAATTGTAAAAGCAAATATAGAATATATGAATCCTCCTTTAAGTAATAGTGAGGTTCAACAATTAATTAAATCAGTAAATAGAAAGGGATATGACAAATATAGATGTAAAGATGCTCCTATTAATTCTGTATGTCAATCAGGACTGTGTAGAACAAAAAGATTTGGTGTAGGATTTGGAGAAGAAGCAATGCCAACACTTGGTAATTTAACTAAGTATGCATCTAAGCCACCACAATGGTTTTTAGATGTAGGAGAAAACAGAATAGAATTAAAGACAGAACAGCTTTATATGCCAGGATTATTTGCTTTAGCATGTTTAGATCAAGCTAATTTAGTTATTCCAATACCAAGTCCAAAAGATTGGAAACAACATTTTTTAAAACCAATGATGAATAATTTACAAGAAGTTGAACCATTAGAATCTTTAGATCCTCTTAATGAGATAACTTCTTTATTACAAGATTGGACAACTAATAGACAAAGCGCAAGAACTATGGATGATATATTAAATAAACTACCTTACACAGATGAAAAAAGAGAGTTTACTTATTTCAGAAGAGAAGATTTTTATAGTTTTTGTAAAAAAAATAATTGGGAACATGATAAGATTAAAACAGGAAACTATCTTACTCAATTAGATTGTTTTGTAGAAGAATTTAGACCAGCAATTAAAAATCAACAACCTAGAGTTATTAAAATAAAAGCTATGAAAAAAGTTGAAGCTTCTGTTTCTAAAATAAAATACCAGGAGGATGTTTTTTAAAAATGAAAACAATAATATTAGGACCACCGGGAACAGGAAAAACAACAACTTTATTAAATTTAGTTGATCAATTTATTCAACAAGGAGTAAGACCCAAACAGATAGGATATTTTTCTTTTACTAAAAAAGCAGCGAAAGAAGCAGCCACTCGTGCTTCAGAAAAGTTTGGATTAGATCCTGAAACAGATCTATACAATTTTAGAACATTACATTCTTATGCATTTAGAATGTTGGGTATGAGTAAAGAAAAAATGATGGGTCCTGATGATTATATAGAATTTGGACAGAAGTGTGGTATTCCAATTAAGACAGCAAGTTTTTCTGAGAATGATGGAACTTTTAATTCAGACAATGAATATCTTACAATAATTAATACAGCTGTGGTTAAAAAAATGGATCTATTAGATTATTATGATTCTAGAAACAATACATTAGATATTGAACGTAATACTTTGTATTTAATTTCAGAAGAACTAAAAAGATTTAAACAAGAAAAACAATTAAAAGATTTTAATGATCTATTGGAACAGTTTATATTGGAAGATATTAATCCTAGTTTTGAAGTGTTATTTATTGATGAAGCACAAGATTTATCTTTATTACAATGGGATATGGTTAGAACTTTGTGGAAGAATTCTAAAAAAACTTATATTGCGGGTGATGACGATCAAGCTATATTTAAATGGGCTGGTGCTGACGTAGACCATTTCATAGCTTTAAAAGAAGAAGTAGACGACATTAAAACATTAGATCAATCTTATCGTATTCCTGGTGGACCAATTCATGAATTATCTCAAAAAATTATTAGTAAAGTACAAAATAGATTTGATAAACAGTACAAACCAAGACAAGAAATAGGAATTTTAAGAAGATATTCAGATGTTACACAAGTAGATATGTCAAAAGGTAATTGGTTAGTATTATCATCAGCTAACTATTTTTTAGATGATGTTAAAGAACTATGTGAGTTGAGGGGTTGGTACTATCAACATAAAGGTCAAAATTCTATTCCTCTAAAATTATTATTAGCTTTATATAACTGGGAATCTTGGAGAGGAGGTTGTTATTTAAATAGTTTAGAAATAAAGAATATATACGAATATTTAGGGGCTAATGTATTGGAAGGATTTAAGAAAGGTAAAACCTTACATTCTGAAACAAAATATACTTTGCAAGAATGTATGGAAAAACATGGATTAATTACAAATAAAGTTTGGTACGATTCGTTTGAAGGTTTAGATAACCTTACCGAAAACTACATTCGTAACATGAGGGCGAATGGGGAAAAGATAAATAAAAATCCTCGTATAATAATGTCAACAATACATGGAGCGAAGGGAGGAGAAGCCGATAAGGTTTTATTATTACAGGATTTAACTGGCAAAGCTTTAGAAACATTTAGTCAAGACCCTGATGAATTACATCGTTTATTTTATACAGGAACAACAAGAGCTAAATGTGAATTGCATATTGTAGATCCAAAAAACTTTGATCGCGCTTATTTAATATGACAAATAAAAAAGATATGGAAAAAATATTTCCATCTATGAGACAAGAAGGTGGTAATCATTATAAAAAATATAACATACAACCTTATGAGTTTATATCATCTAATAACTTGTCTTTTTTTCAAGGAAATGTTATTAAATATGTGATTCGTTATAAAGATAAAAACGGAATAGAAGATTTAAAAAAAATAATTCATTATTGTGAATTAGAAATTGAAGAGATGAGAAGAGAAAAGAATGAATAGCTATATACCTAAACAATTTGCATTTGCAATCTTAGTTACAATTGTTGTTTTAATTCTATATACTTTATGAGAAACTTTCAAAGACCTCTGTTCACACCGGACACTGAATGGGTTATGCCTGAAGAGTTAAGAGATCTTCGCGGTCATAAAGAAATAGCAATTGACTTAGAGACCAATGATCCGCAATTACTTGAACTAGGATCGGGGAACGTGGTT